GCGGACAATAAACGTCAAGAGCGTCGTCGAAAGTACCACACCGATTAGATACAGTAACCAGACAGGTACGGGTAAGAATCTACCAAGGGACATCAACAGAATGTCCTCCCCGGCATGAATCACCCCAACGGTTCCGATTAAGCGAACCAACGGTTGCATCTAATCATTCTCAAGGACTTTCATGGAAAGTGCCACCATTCCCCCAACCGTACCTGTCGCAATCTCAATCATGTCCGAATAAATCGCATAGCCCGTGATGGCCCCGAACATCACCAGCGCAATGAATATCTGTGGCCTGACTCGTGCCATCAGCGATCCGAATATTTCTATCATCGTGTCACCGCATAAACCAATAGCCCGATTATGATTCCCGATCCGCCAATCAAAAGATGGACTTTCGCTTCAAGAGCCGAAACCTTTTTTTCCATGTGTACCCAATCGTTGGTCAAGAACTTATTGAAGCGTTCGAAGAAGTAGTTGTCTAAGGCCATTGCTCTTTCTCTCTCAGTTATTGTGCTGATGTTTACGGTCTACCCGACTCAATCCACACAAAAGGATAAACGACCACCTTAAAACGGCTCTCATGCAGGCTAGTCTCGTCTAAGCGTAGTCCATTCAGCTTTGCCGCGCTTGTATAGATTGACTTCGTGCCTAAGACACCAGATGCACATTCTTTTGGCCCATCCGCAAGCGACGAAGCGATGCAGTCCTATCTTGCATGACAGCCTGACGAGGAATCGATTATGCCTTCGAAGGATCGACGGATAATCTTGCATATCACCCCACCAACGGATCGTAAAGATGCGCCACGTCGTTCTCGTCTAACACTGTCCAGCCATTGTGGTAGATATGCGCCACCGAGTCTTGCGCGTTCCATTCGCAGTTCATGTCTCCGACATACGTCTTTACATAGACCAAAGCGTCGGGAGCATTGCCTTTGTGTTCGTCTCTGAGACGCCAATCTTGACTGCTTCGTCGATAGCATAGGCGATTGTGTGTCTTCTCTCTTACGACCCCTGCAACGCGCTCGTGCGGCTTCGCAGACGGATCGCGATACATGGTCAACGTCTCATCGTTCAAGACAGCCATCGCTCTGAGATTCAAACGACCCTTACTGTTGTCGGTGGACAGAACCTGGCATCGCCCCAGATATTCTTTGAACCACCACGACTTGCCAGCAATCTTGATTCGCATCCAGCCTTTCTTTCTGTCCCAAGACAGTTCGATGTCGTGGACGCCAGGCGGGATTGGAGCCTGCGTCGGTATCGGCGCAGGATTCTGGTATTGCTGGTCTTCGTACTGGTCAACGACGAGTTCAGTTTGCACTAGCTAACTCCTTGGAAGACCGCTTCCCGTTGTTAGTTTCCGGTTTATCTTCCTCTGGCTCCGGCACAGGCGGTTCTTCGGGCGGCGGCTGAACACAAGTCTCGACAGGTGATGGTTCAGCAGGCGGCTCAATCGTGGTCTGCTGGCCTGCTGGGTCGTTGTAGCGCAACTGCCCATCCTCTAGGACTTGGACATACTCCAGCTTCCTCTCGCCCATAGTCAACTCACGCAACCATTGGGTGCGCTCGATGATGGCTCTGGTCAGCAAATCTTCCTTGTCCAGATGGGCATTGATTTCTTGGAAGTGGCGATGTTCAATCTCTCCGATTTCCTGGGCCGCATACTTTGATAAGTCAGCCATGATTCTCTCCTTTAGGCATCCGCGATGCTGGATGCGATTGGGCTACCGCCTGCCGCCAGCTTGGTCTTGAGGTCGGCATACGCCTGGGCGTATGGGTTGCTGTTGCTGGTCGGGTCGTAGGTGCAAGTGAAGTGTTCGATTTCACGGCTGTTCAGGCGGTTGCCCCACTCAGGGTATTCACCAGTGGCGTTTCTTTTTACAGCGGAGGCGTGGAGAACCACGTTGTAGTGACACCGCCAATGTACCGCCGTATCGGGGTCACTACTCGCATCATACTTCTTCACCTGTACGGTCTGGATACGAGCATAGACCCCTGCAATGGTCGTACCCTCAAGACCCTGAAGCCTATCGGTATTGAATGTGATTGCCATTAGGGGCATCCTCCTCGGAGAGCCTTGAGTTGGGTTTCCAAGCCGTCAATCCTAGCGGTCAATTCTTCGGCCTGGCCCCGAATCTGTGTCTGTAGTTGCCAGATTGCACCGTTGTGAAGACGCTGGAGCGCGGTGACATTTAACAATCCTCCGTTCTCTAGGGTGCATCCCAGGATTCCTAGTTCCACCAGCGAACATTCGTTGTATGTGATGAACTCGTCCCAGCGGCAATCCACCAGTCCTTTCGCGCCAAACTTCGACTTAGTGATGTCCAGCGCACGAATCATCTCAGTGTCATTGTAATTATCGGTTATCTGCGTAAGGCTACAACCGCAACCAGCGAAGAAGTCTCCTTCCTTGTCAAATAGGAACTTGGTCGATGATTCACACCTCATAACCACCATGTTGTGGTTAGAGTCGAGTGGCCCAGCACTCGTACTGCCGTCTGATTTTCGTGAGTCTAGGCGGATTGCCGCACTTGCTTGTTTAATCTTGCCGTCGCATCCACTATTTTGATTCGCTCGGATTACGACAGCAAAGACGCCTGCTTGATTCCATCCCTCTACCAGTAGTCCACCATTGCAGTTATGGGCTTTCTTGAACGCCCCATAGGTATCTGCCTGAGTGCAGGCAGTAAACGAATGACCAACATCTGAACTTTTAAGGGATATGATTTCGTTATCGCACCCGGCTTGGCATATAGAAATGCCAGTACCCATGTAAGTGTTAGCCGTTCCCAAGTCTGCGCCAACCCGCAACTCAGAACCATCCAGGCGCATCCCGGTGTAACCGTTGGTTGTAAATGCGAGTTCGTGACATGCAGGTCTGTACATGCCTGTATTCAAATCTCCGACAAAGGAAAATCCGGGCGTGTCCTCATCCCCCGTCCCTGAGATGACTTGGCCTCCCGATGGCAGGGTTATAGTCCCTGTCGTATCAGCGATGGTGACTGCTGACCCCTGTGACGTTGACCCGCCTGTGCCGTTGGCGCGGAGGATGGCGTTATCAGTGCCGCCAGAAACAACACCGCCACCAGCATCTTCCCATGCCACCGCCGCACCAGCACCACCAGAGGTCAGTACCTGGCCGTCTGTGCCGTAGTTGGCACCCGCGATTCCTATCTCATTCTGGCTGGTGAATCGGAACCGTTCAGCCGCTGTTTCTGAATGGCCTGTGTAGAAGATGAGGTCAGTTGCGTTAACCGTATTGGAGAACGTGCCTTGCGCTACCGCCGCAATGGTTGCCGCTACTAGCCTGGCATCAGCCGAACAATCTGCTTCCAATGGGGCTTGGAAGTCAATCCTGCCCAAGACATCACAGGCAACAACGGTTGTTTCACCTGTCGTGAGTTTCAAGTGGCCTGGCCCTGCCGCAGTTGCGCCTCGTATATCTAGGAGATTGCATGACTGGTCGTAGAGCATATATGCACCAGCGGCAGCACCGAAGAAGGTCACATCATGGCCTGTATCATCGACACCCACTGTGAGCGCACCACTTACAGTGACCGCAGAACTAGGGGTCAGCGTAATGCCCCCAGCATCGCTAGTCAGGCAGATTGAGGCGGCACCACTTCCCAGGTCGGAATGGATGATGATGGTTTCAGAAGTGCCAGCATCGGCGGTCAAGCGGATTGCGCCAGCGGCGTCCAAGCCCGACTTGATGCCAATGCCGCCGACATCTGATAGCAACTGGACGGATGCCACGCCTTCATTGACCGCAGTTCCAGTGTCGTTGTAAATCTGGATCGTGCTAGTCGTGCCGCCGTCAGCGGTTAGATTGATGGCATTGGCTAGGTTGGCTGTACTGCGAATCCCAACGCCCCCAACATCCGACAAGATATTGATGGACTCCGCACCCTCTGTGACGGACGTTCCAGTGTCGGCGTGAATCTTAATCGTGCCACTTGTACCTGTGGACTGCGCGATGTAGATGGCGGCGGCGGCGTTGGCACTGGACACTAAGTCGATATCACCGCTGGAGAGCATATCAACATCAGTCCCGTCGTAATCAATCGTGCCGTTAACGTCTAACGCTCCACTGAGGGTCAGGTCTGTAATGCTGGGTGTAGCAGTCCAGGCTGGCGCACAACTGGCCTGATGCAAGATGTTGCCGTTGGTGCCTTTTGCCAGTCTCGCCGTAGCGTTTGCACCAGTCGCGTAGAGCATGTCCCCAGCCGTGGTCAACTTGGCTGGTGCGCTTAGATCCATATTGGCCTTAATCTGCGCGTTTAATAAAGCCGCCGTGACCACCTCGCCAGTGACCCAAGTCCGTGGTGTCGTCCAAGCCATTCGTTCCTCCTAGTATGCCAATCGTGTGCTGTTGCCTAGTGACGAAGTTCCCACGACGAAGAACCCCGCATATCCGCTCGCCTGCGACAGCGTGAATGTCGCTCGATGATTCAATCGGCTGTCCACCTGATGATGTACTGCTTCAACGAAGAAGTCTTCGTCGATCCCCAATCCTGCGTCTCCTGTTGCGGTCACTGTGACCAAGTCGCTTATCTCGCGACTCATAACGTCAGTAAGCGTTCCCGTCGAGCGATTGCCTACCAGCGTTAATTTTAATAAAGGAACGGGATCTTTCCAAGCGGCAACGTGAAAATCCGCCCAGTTCTGCGCTTCGTTTGCATCAGGCACGAACTTGCCTGGATGCGGGTAAGTCCTTTTCCCGAATGTCGTCTGACTTGTGCTGTCTGTCGCGCTGACTTCGAAGTCGTTCTTCGCACTGACTGCATTGCCCTGCGCTTGTAGTTTCGTGATGTAGACCGCACCAGAATGACCGTTAGCCAGAGCGATGTCCATCGACTGCGCCCGCTTCGTAAGAGTGACAGTGATGCTTGACGTTCGATTCGTGCCTGTGCCATCTGCGCTGTCGTTCGCGAGATAGTCTGTCGACGCTGTGAGATTCTGCCAGAAGTCTACGGCACGGGCCGTATTCGCTGATCCGCTCTGCGGGTACTGCGCAGTAAACGTCTTTGTCTCGCCCGCCGCGATTGAGGGCGAATTGCTTCCCACCTCTGGATGCGTCCACAACACTGACGGATCTTCAGCGAGTTCTGTCTGGACTCCAAGCGATGCACTGTCGAGAATCCACGCTCCCGAATGAAGTTGAATTTTCGCTCTAAGCTCGTTGTAAATGAATTTAAGGGGGTCGACTTGGGTCACAGCACTGTAAGCTAGGGAAGCCCCGCCTGCGTCGCTGTACGTCGCTTGTGAGGTCGTAGAGAGGGTATCCGTACTGCGAGCGTGTCTGTCGCGATAGACGATTTTCCCTGCCGCGCTTTCTTCAAGCAAGCCTGTCTCTGTTTCTTCGACAAGTCGCAGTGCTTTCAACGTCTTTGTCCGTTCGCACCAGAAGCGGGGAAATTCGACGATCCCATCATCGATGTCTCTGTCGTCGTCAGACCATCCAGCAACGTCTAAGATTTCACCGATAAGCTCGCCTGCTTTCTTACTCGCAAACATCGTCGTCGAGACTTCGAACTTGTTCAGATAACCGAGCGGGCCGATTGCTCGCAGTCTTGCAGTATTTGCACCTGTCGCTGACGGCTGTGGTTCGATGCTGTCGAGAAACCCCGTCCAGAGAGTTCGCGTCGTCGATCCGTCGTTGCCTGTGAGCTTGACCTTGCGTCCCGGCAATAGATTGCCCGTCAGTGCTGACGACGTGTTGAACGTTGAATAATCACCTGACTCGTTGTTGAGTTCTGCGACAAGAGTTCCAGCGACGACTTTCCCGACTAGCTGAGACGCGTAATCGTTCCCGCGTCTCCACTCGACATTCAGAGTGCGCGCTGTGATGTCTTCACCGCTGTCGCTGAAGTCCCCGTCGTTGTTCCAATCCACCGCGAGGACGTAAGTCCCACGAGCCAACTTCTATTCTCCTACTTCTTGCGCTTGCGCCTTGATGTTGCCAGAGCTATCGCGATTGCTTGCTTCGACTTGTATCCCTCACTCCTTAGAGTCTTGATGTTCTTGCTCACTGTCTTCTTCCCCGATCCTTTCTTCAGCGGCATCAGACCCACGCCTGTTTTTTGCCGCCGTGATAAGGGCGAGCATGCCCTTCAATACAAAGCTGAGTATTACAGTCAATGCGATTGCCCGCTTTATCAGTCGCCCAGACAATACCCAAAACTCTGCCAAATTTACCTTTTTCCTTAGTACATTGAATTTCAAGTTTGCTTCCTTTGAGAAGCTCTTTCAGTCGCGCTTTCGACGCGAGTCCTAGAGCTTTCTCCTCTAAATTTCGTGTGCGTGATTCTGGTGTGTCGATCCCCAGCATCCGAACTCGTGCCCGATGCCAGACGTTGAAGCCGAGATCCAGATTGACATCGATGGTGTCGCCGTCCACGACCCTAAGTAGTTTGCACTGATAATCAAACATTATGCCTCCGCAAAGACGCCGCTGAATCCACCTGAGATTGCATGGTCGCGAACTGCTTCGACGACGACCTCTTTCAGTTGTTCTACTCCGTAGACTGCACCGTGGAAGTTGAAGTTGTTGACGGTTCCCATTCCCCCACCCTTGCCTAATGGGACGACTGCTTCTGGGCCACTTTCTCCAATCATCGCCAATGTAGGCTGTCGCACGATCCCACCATTAGCCATTTTCAAAGACGCTTGATAGGCGGCGAGGTTGCCGAAGCCAGCGGCAACCGCCGCCTGGATTGTTGGACTTGCCGCCGCGAATGCGGCAGACGTTGTCCGAGGCGCAGTTGTTATCGCTCCAGCCGGGCCAGCCGTTGCCGCGGGTGCAAATCTTGGTGGCGCGGTATATCCCCCAACCCTAGGGGCAGGCACTGACCTTGATGCGTCTCGATGTATCCCTGCGATTGTGTCATGGATGCCTTTAGCGATGCGAAGCGTTTCAGATGCAGTCCCAATCAGTGTCTGATGGATGCCAGAAGCAATCAATGTCATGTTGCTTTCGACGCTTCGGAAATTACTTGAGACGGTATCTGTGGCACTTTTTACTTTGCCTTCCCAAGTGAATATGTCTTGACCCGTCGCTTCAGTGAATAGGGCGAACACTTTTTTCAAATCCTTGAGGTCGAGGTCGATGTCGTCCCAATGGTCAAGAACATCATCCGTGCTTTGGTTTGTGCTTTCAGCCCATCGACTGACAACATCCTCCATCCCCAGATGCGACTCTTTCCACTTGATGTTTGTCTCATCAAGATTGCTCCTGATCCGCGCATACGAATCATCCTGGGACATCTCCAATGCTTCTTGCTTCGCGATAATCGAATCAAGTGACTCTATGACGATCCCTTGCGCCCTCGCCACAGAATCTTCAAATGAGCCGTAAGACATGTCAATATCTTTCACGGAATCGGCTACCTTGTCAGCCATCTTTTCATGCTCTCTCGCCATTAGTTGAACGTTGTCCGCCACAGCACCAGCGGTAGAGTGATGGCTATCTTCCATCGCACCCCAGGCTTGAGCCTGGTCGCGCAACCTATCTTCGGAACTGACAGACCATTGGTCGATAGAACTCTCCATATCCTCTAACTTGTTGATCCCATCTTGCAGAGCGTCTTCGACTCTGCCCAGACCGGGAACCCAACCCGCCAGAGTCTTCACGCCCTCTGTGAGCTTGCGTATCCAGCTAATGGTTTGGACAGCAAAATCAGCCACAGCCTTGCGCATGAAGCCGACCACTTTATCCCAGTTCTTCCAAACAAGAATCGCGGCGGCGACTGCCGCCGTCAGCAAACCAATGGGGCCGAATATTGCCGCGATTGCAACACTAAGAAGCACGACACCCACTTTCACCTCTCTGTTCCAATCGTCCCATTTCTTGTAGATGATAATCGCCGCCGCTATAGCCGCCGCGATGCCCACAGTGATAAGAGTGATTGGCCCCATCGCCACACTGAGCAATCCAAAAGCCGTCGCTAGTGTTGGCAGTATCAGCAACAACGGGCCGACAATAAGCAGTACACCCCCCAGAGCCGCCGCGCTCAATCCAATGACTTTTGTTAGAGTGGGATGCTCCTCTGCCCATTCAATAACTCTGCGGATAAACAATTCAATCTTCGGAAGCATCTCTGTCATTATCGGAAGCAACATATCACCAAAGACTTGCATCAAGTCTCCCACCCGATTCTTCAACTGCGTCGTAGGATCAGCGGCGGCTTCTGCTTGGCCTGCGAACTTCTCCATCAATGCAGTCATGACAGCTTGTGGGCCTGCGCCCGTTTCTAGTGCGATGCCGTATCGCTTCAACGCTGATTCTTCACCACTTATCGCACGAGCGACAAGCACTGACGCACCTTCTAACTTCATCCCTGTTGCGGCTGACATGTCCATCAACGGGATCATCGCTTGCATGGACAAGTCGTAGTCGCCTGTCACTTGCACCAGCTTCTGTAATGCCTTTCTTTGTTCTTCGTCCCCAAAATTCGTCTTGGCTTGTTGCGCTGAGGCTAAGTCTTCAATCTGTTTCTTGTTCGCTTCATAGCTTGTCCCGACATTCTTCAACGCTACGTCTAACTGGTCGATGCCAATTTGCTGATCCAGTGAAGACTTCAGCGAGATGGTCGCGATGCCTGTGATTGCCGCACCGATACCAGTCGCGGCCATTCCTATGCCTCGACGATGCTTGCTGAAACTCTCAGAAAGTCGACCCATGTTGCCTTCGACTTTCTTCAGTTGCGCCGAGGCTTCGTCTCGCGCTTTTATCAGTACCGAGATTGTTGTCGCGTCAGCCATCGTCCTCTACTGCCTCTGCCATCTCTGTCCAGATTTTCACTTGTGCTGGTTGCATCTGACTCGCGTCCTGATTGTGCTGATCCTTTGCACCTGTCAGTAATCGGAACTCCATGATGTTGCGGATCGTCGCCCAATCTTCTTGCATTACCTGACTAGGCAGACATCCGAACGCTTCACAGATTATGCCGATGGTAGCGTAGCCTGGTTGGGTTCCATCTCCGAGGATATGTTCTCCAACTTCACGGAGTCTTTTTTTCTTTCATCAGTTGTCTCACTCCCGCCAGTAGCACTGACCAGCCACATCAATTCTTCTGACGACAGCCCCTCCAAGATGTCGGGCCGTTTGTAGGGTTGCTCCATCGACTCCCCCATCAGATCCGTCCAGTTCCAAGAGATTATGCGTCGCGATAATTCCTGACAAAGTTGCGTCAGATTCTCCCCCAACGAACCAGGGTCGTCAGCCCCCGCTTGGAGCCGACTGAGTTGCATTACCTCCTTCACTGTCATGACAGGAAGCACCTCAACCCACTCCCCTTTATGGACGTAATGAGGAGTCCCTGCGTCCTTGATTTCGCCGTCCTCAATCACCTGTCCAACGCTGATAAAGCACTCGTCAGAATTGACCTTTGTTGCCGGTATTTTGGGCTTCATTGAGCCTCTCCTACTAGAACATTTTTTCTATGTTTTGATTGGACGCGTATTATTGTTTCGGATAATAGATGTTGTCCATTATCAATATGACAGTAAATCGGGTTTTTCGACCACCCGATTCCCGGCTCTGAGAGCCGTTTTCTTGGTGGTGGCCTGCCGTAGGCAACTCATTGTATGACACCCTGTCAGGAACCGTAGGGTCATAGTTTGATACTAACCATCAAGGAACCACCACCAAGATTTTAGCCCGATTCAGACCCTTATCCGCGGGTCGGTGCCGCGGCGTCAGCGGCGGCTGATCCACCGTTGTGACGGAAGGATGCTGAGTAGGTAATCGGCCCGCCGACAGTGCTGGTAATCGAGTAAGAAGTGACGATGGCGAACCCGTTGTAGCCCGTCGATCCATCAGGTTCAAAATCGATTTCTTCACCCTCTAAGCCAAGCTCTCCGAAGATGGTCGCGTCGCCCTGCGAGGATGCGAGATCCGCGAAGCCTGCGATGTCATAAGTCGCCGTCGGCTTGCCTGCCAGGAAGTTCTGGTAGCTGTCCGCAAAGGCGGTAATGTCTGCCTCTGGGACAGTGAAGTTTAGGGTCGCGCTATTAAGCTCGTCTTCCAGGGCCACCGAGTCGAATGAAAAATCTGCGTCCTTTCCGTGAGTTCGTGCCATCTGAGATTCTCCTTAGAGTTGTCTTGGATCGCGCTGTGCGCTGTTTTAAGGCGGGTCTAGCTTACGGCCCTAGTAGTTGAGCCACTGCACTGGAATGTCGCGCTGTATGTTGCCGCATCACCAACTGGCAGATTGATGGTGTAACTGCTACACAACGCTCCCGTCAATCCGCTTGAGGTGCAAGTGTATTCAGGGCTGTTAGTGTCTGGCCCTGCGCCGTCAGGATCAAAAATCAAAGTCTTTGGCCCCGATGTCAAAGTGATGTGGTCGAAGATTGTCGCGTCGCCCTGACCTGAGAAACTCATGTCCACTGATCCCGCAACGTCGAACGAGACAGACTTCTTGCCAGCGAGGAAGTTCTGATAGGTATCTGCGAAGGCTGTGATTTCACCTTCTGCGACAGTCGCGTTCATCGTGACGGAGTTAAGCTCGTCCTCGATTGCCACCCCATTGAACGAGAAGTTGGTATCCTTTCCGTGAGTCCTAGCCATAGT